AAGTGCGTCTAATTTTGGCACTACACCAGGGTCAGCATCAGTTAGTACACATTACTTTAGAGAACAGCGAGTAGCTACAGGCACTGCAGCGCGCGGCTTCTTTGGTTGTAGATGGACAGCAGACTCGGAGTTATAAGCTATGGGCCGTCAAGCACACGCACAGGCTGCGTATGATATAGGCCAGAGGATAATGTCGAAGACCCGAGCTGGGTCTAAGATCTCCGACTCCTACATGGCAAAACTCACTAAGTCTAATACGGAAAAGAGTAAGAAGAAGCCAGCGTTAACCCGACCTGAGTGGCTGAAGTCCGATGCCAAAGGTAGAGGCATGGGCGTGACGGAGTACATGCAGCGTGGATACGGTGGTGGCTACAGTAAGTACCTAGCCAGTCATAGGAAGGGCCCTACCGCACCTCGTGGTAAAGCTGCAATAAATAGGGACTGGTTCTATAAGTCGGGACAGAATAAACTACTAGGTAAGAAAGGCGCTACTATAGTTTTCCGAGATACTGTTAAGACTTGGAAAGAGACGTTCCCTCACGCCATGGGTCCTCCTAAAGAGGTCTATGAAGAGTGGCAGAAGGCGAAGGGTCTGGTACCAGGTGGGTACACTTATAGTACGATGACCTATGCTAAAGACTACTCCTACGCGATGGCTAAGAAAGATCGGGAGCAGCAGGCTTACCACAGCAAGAAGTCTCGTAAGAAGTCTGGTATAGGCGGTATCATTGGTATAGGCATTGACATGCTGAAGACGGGGTTACGCAACCCTAAGCGTCTCTTAATGGCATCTCCTCTATCATCTAAGCTCTGGAACACCCTCACGGGTGATGATATAAAACCTCTCACTACACAGATGGGCGGTCCTTCTCAGAAGTCGTTTAGCGATTACGAGAAGCACACTGGAAGGAAAGTCACTGCAAGTCAGAGAAAGTTCTTCAAGGCAGCAGATGCAATAGCAGGTGTTGTTGGTGGTGTTATAACTGCTGGAGTACTAGCTCCACTAGCAACAACCGCAGCAGGTGGTTTAACCGCAGCACAGGTTGCGGCCGGTGGTGTACAGACCCTTGGTGGAGCTATCGCAGGTGGCGCTACAACAGGTGCCGTAATGGGCTTTGCTAATGTAGCAGGTTCAGGTACAGAGTCAACAAGCGCTATGTTTAAAGGCGCAGCAATGGGCGGTATCACTGGAGGCCTCCAGGGTGGCTTCATGCAGGCAACAGGCCTGATGGAAAAAGCAGCAGCCAATACAAGAGCAGCAAAAGCAGCAAAAGCAGCAGCAGCAGCAGGTGGAACAAATATGAGTTTATGGGATACAGCAACAAATTACTTCACCACTGCTAGTGGCGGAGCAGACTGGGGGAATATCCTCGGTGCAGCAGGTCAAGCTGCCAGCATCTATGGACAGCTCCAAGGTGCATCAGCACAGAAGAGTGCAGCTAAGAAAGCGAATAAGGTCGCTGAGCAGCAGTATACTCAATCGAAAGCTCAGACTCAACGTCAGTTCAGTATGGCAGATAAGACTCTCGGTCTCCGTATAGCTCAGCAGCAAGCTATTAATAAGGAACGTGGACAGGTCCGTGATGAAATCCGTACCATGGGAGGTCAGAATAGACAAGATCTCGAGAATACCCAAGCTACAGCTACTAGGCGTCTTGGAGATCAGTTTAATCGAGGCTTTGCTAACCTGAACGAAGGTGCCGCAGGTGCACGTACAGCTCTCCAGGGTGGTTATGATACTGGTCGTGGGGCTCTAGCGCAAGGGTATAGTACTGGTCGTGGAGATCTTGGCAGAGGGTATAAGACTGCTCGTTCAGATCTTAATGCAGCCCTAAGAGAACTACGTGGTTCTCGTGATCGGAGCCGCCAAGCACTAGGTCCTATGATTAATGAGTCCGATGCTACACGTAAGCGTCAGATGGGACTCCTAGGTATAGGCGGACATCAGGCGAGTCTAGAGCAATCAGAAGGATATAAGTTCCGTATGGAAGAAGCCATGAGAGGCGCTGAGAGAGGTTTAGCAGGTACTGGGGGCTCTAGGTCCGGTCGTGCCGCTATCGAGCTTCAGGAGCGTGCTCAGGGCCTTGCACAGCAGTACTTCGATACTCATATGGATCAGCTGAGTAACTTCGGTCAAGCAGGTGTAGAAGCACGTGGTAGCCTAGCTAACTTAGAAAGTGACTATGGTCTACAGCTAGCGCAGGGACGTGGTTCTTTGGCAGATCTCGCATCTTCTCAGGGCTTGAATATGGCTAACCTTGCAAGTGGCTATGGTCAGGATAGGGCTAACCTTGCAGGTGACTTTGGTCGGAACATGGCTGATATTCAGAATCAGCATGGTATGAACCGAGCTAACTATCGTCAACGGTATGGTTCATCCGCAGCTGACTTACAGATGCAACGTGGACAGAACCTAGTCAATAACCGTAACAGTATGGGTCAACTACAAGCAATGTTAACCCCTGGAGTTGACAAATTTAACTCTCAGTGGGGACAAGTGAACCCTCAGATAGGTGCTAACGTAGCTGGAACACAAGCAGCTGTAGGTCAATCTCAGTCGAACATGGCTAACATGGTCAGTGGTGGTCTATCCTTACTAGGTAGTGCATTCGGGGAAGGCGGTCTCTTCAACAACAGTGGCTATAATAGTAATTACAACCAGAGTAGCAATCTTGGATCTTCTCAAGCAGGTTATGGCAGTGGTTACATGGATGCATGGGTAGGAGGATTATAAGATGGCTATTGGACAATACACACCACAGACAGCCCTTGGCCGAGTAGATTTTGGTATGAGAGCTGCACGTGCAGGGAAAGACCCTATGGCTGAGCTTCAAACCTTAGCTATGAATGATCAGCTTCTACGTCAACGTGAGCAAGAGATGCACATGAAGTCGTTAGAAGCTCAGACAAAGCAGCAAGAAGCTGCACTGAAAGTGCAGACAGATGAGGCTACGCGCCTTAATGGCATCACTGCTGGTGTACAGGATTACTTTAGCACTAACGGTAAGTACCTTTCAAACTTAATGAATAGTGGTGATCAAAATGGAGTTGAGAATGTTTTGCACTCACTGAGTTCAAGCCTTAATGCCTCTCCAGAAGAGATACTGAATAATATTCCAGGTGGAATTGGAAACCTGTCTGCCTATGCCTCTCAGATACAAGAGTCTGCGACCTTTGGCTATAAGCACGATGAGAAGTCTGTAAGCGATGCAGCGTTAAAGACTCAGCAGGAAAATATAGATATCCGTGGTGATGCAAGAGATGCGCAGATTGCTAAAGAGCAAGCTGACTACGATGCACGGATTGCTAAAGAGCAAGCTGACTACGATGCACGGATTGCTAAGAAGAAAGCTGACCACGATGCACGGATTGCTCAGGAGGATGCTGACCACGATGCACGGATTGCACGAAAAGTCGAGGAGCAGAGTATAAAAGATGAGAAGGCCAAAACAAAAGCTTCGCAGTTAAGAGAAGACACTATTACTGCAGGTGGTAAGTTTGATGCAGAGACTGTGCAGAAGATTTATAGTCGAGGTATGGGTGACAAGGAACTAACTCAGGCTACCATTTCGGCTCGTAGTGTACTAACTAAGCTGCTTCTGGATAAGGACATAACTACTAAAGAGATGAAGAGTAAGCAAATTGGTGGTATCAAGATGGAGAGCCTATCCCTTAAGTTCGGTGTAGCTCTTCAGAAACAATACACTAAGCTTGTAGATGCTGATACATTTCGCTGGAACTCTATGACTCCTGGACAGTGGCGAGAGAATCCTCATCTGCGTCCTCTGAATCCTGATGAGTATCGTATGAAAGCTCTAGAGCACGTAGTCTCTATGACTACGCTAGACGGTGAACCGCAAGCTCTCAAAACTAAGAAGCTTATAAAGGATCAGCAGATCTTCGCTAATGAGATGATGAGAAGTCCTGATCCTGTGATAGTAGAGAATGTGGGTCAGATCTGGGATATACTGTATAAGAAGCCGGAAGTTCAGAGACTCTTAAGGGGAGTAGAGGAAGGTAAGATCTCTCGTGAGAAAGCTGATAAGATGATAGAAGATACGACGAAACAGATGCTGATTATGGAGTACTATGGTAATCCTGTTGTTCGTGGCATGGTTACTGGATCTGAGTTCCAGAAAAGAAAGAAAAGTAAGAAGAGTGTGGGTAGTGGGAATAAACGCCTGTATAGAGGTAATTAAACATGAGCATGTTCTCTGAAAGTGAAATGAAAAGAATGCTAGTTGAGGCATCTGATCTGAGAGCAGGTCACTCACCTAATGGACTCCCCTTCTCAGATACTGATATGCGTGGGATGCTGGAAGAAGCAAACCTAAGTGAAATAACTTCTGAGCCTGTCGATAGATCTTGGAGTGCTAGATATGATAGAGCCCATGATAAAGAGGAAAGTCTCTTCGGTAAGGGTGCTATCATAGCTGCAAGTGAGAGTCCTGATGGTCTTGAGAATCTTGTCGGTGGTGAAGACTTCGATGAGAAGTTTAAGAATGTTGCTGAGGGTGCTCTTGCCCTAGTCAACCCTCTGAACTACCTCGATCAAGGTATTACCACGCCTATTAACATGGCCTTAAATGCCGTAGGTGTAGACTATCAGTTCGCTAAGTTCGCCTCTATGACTGGACAGAAGACACTCTCTGAGGGTTTCGCCACAGTCGTTGCTAACACTCCTATGGCTAATGATGTACTGAATGATGCTACTAGACGTATAGTAGCTGACTCACCAGCAGCCCAGCAATGGGAAGATTCAACTCCTCCTGAGAGAGCGCAGATGATTACTCAGGCTATTCGAGAGGAGCATGAGCAGAAGTATTCTCATGTAGAGAGATTCGCTGATCGTGGTAACTACTCTGGTGGTAGTTTTATGCGTCAGGTCAAGGACCCTACCTTAGCTCTCCCTGTAGGTAAAGGCTTCCAAGCTGGTGCTGCCATCGGTGGTGCTATCGGTGTGACTGATGCTGCTGCTCGTGGATACATTAAGGGTGAAATCAACCCTACAGAAGTAATAGTAACCGGTCTCCTGACTAGTCTGTTCGGTGGTACACTAGGTCACTTTACTGGTGGCGGTACTGAGCTAGCCAAGACTGTAACTTCCAATGTTTCACGGAACATCAAAGTTACAGCTGATGATGTCCTACAGGCCATGACTAATAAGACTTCAGCTAGCATAGTTGAGGAGATCATGTCCTTCGAGCAAGCGTTAAAGGTTGCTAAAGAGATCAATACTACCTTTAAGATTAGTGCTAAGAAAGCTCTTAAGACTCAAGTAGCCTCTGCTACCGGTATACTTAATGGTAAGTCTCACCTGACTGCCTATCAAGTCATTAAGGATATTGATCTAACCTTGCTACGCTTTAAGGAAGACTTAGCTCCACAGGATGTGAAGAAGCTAGAGATCTCTAAAGAAGCTCTGAAAGAAACACAAGCAGCTGTTAAGGCAATACCTGATAGGTTGCTTACGCACCCACCTCGTACAGCTACTGAGTCTAAAGGTCTTGGTCCTTTCAGTGTGAAGATGGATGAGATGGAACGTAATATCATCAACGATATGAAGGTCCAGCAAGATCAGATACTACATGATTACCTCGAGATCATTCCTCGTCAGATCAGTGAAGAGGTTAAAGCTGCTAGGCTAGAAGGTAGAGTTATTGACTCACCTCGCCGTGCAGATGTTAAGGATGAGTATGTTTTAGGTTTAAGCCCTAACCCTATAACACCTTATCGTAACCGTGAAGAGCTTGTACTAGCAGCACGTCGTGGTGAGAATAGCTATGCTTCCTCTACTATGACTAACTCTGGTGACGTTATCCGTCATGAGAGCATGCCAGATCTAGGTGTACATGTCCCTCTCCTGAATAAGGGTGAAGAGATACGTGGTGGCTTCTGGCATAATAGCTGGAGAGCTGTAGGCTTACAGCATTGGGGCCAGGATCCAACAATCTATCTAGACAACATGGGTGTCCACGGGATGAGAGTAGCTGCCCGTATCCGTAGATGGGAAGAGACAACAGCTGTTGTTCTCCAAGAGAAGGTAACTAGGCTCACAAAGGCCTTCAGAGACGTCCCTAAGAGCTCTCAGAGCGATTTAAACGTTGAGTCATACCTTAGGGGCTACCTACCTAAATCACAGCTTACAGAGGCAGAGAAGAGCGCGGCAAATACCGTACGTGCTGTACAATCTGATGCTCTGAAAGCTGCTCGTGATGAAGGTGTGATTACTCAGAAAGAGTATCTTGAGTTCAAGGCTAACGCTGATATCTATCTTAACCGTGTGTATAACCATAACTACTTGGATTCGAGAGGCGGTAAGGCTCATTTCTATGAAGTGCTAGAGAACCATAAGTTCGGTAACTCTCAAACTGCTGAGAACATAATAGCTGCACTGTCTGGAAGAGATCGTAAGATATCTAAGGTGAAGAAGAGTGACGGTACATCAGAGTATCGTGGGTACAAGCAGAATGATGATGGTAGTTTCAGCCTAACTAAAGAGTCTATCGACTACATCTATCAGATGAAGGGTAAGACTGCTGGTGCGGGTAAGCCTGGATCATTTAAGGCGCGTAAGATTCCTGATGAACTGGAAGAAGCCCTACAGCCATTCATGGTCCACAACACACAAGCTGTTGTAGAGAAGTACCTTGATGAAGTCTACACTGCTGTGCAATATAACAAGTGGTTCGGTAAGGATGGTCGTCACGTTGGTAAAGACCTCTTAGAACTACAGAAGCTGAATAATGCCCGTGGACTAGAAGCTAGAGAGATCTACTACACTGCTGTTAGTAGTCCAGAATCTCAAGTTGTTAAAAATGCACTAAAAGATGATTCTAACCATACCTACCTAAATATTATGAGTGGGTTAGAGTCTACCAACCTTATCCTCGCTCAGGTAGCAAACGTACCACAAGCAACCTTTAACGGTCTTATTCTGACCTCTCGTATGTCAGGTTCTTCTGTGGAGGCTCTTTCAGCATACACAAAGGGTCTGCAATCCCTCTTCACTAAAGAAGGTAGAGAGTTCGCTGAAGCTACAGGTGCTGCGTATCAAGGTACAATGATGCAGTTGCTGGCTGATATGGGCGGTAACTCGGCCAAGTTCACTACCGCATTCCTCCGAGGCACAGGCTTCTTAGCCATTGAGAAAGGTCAACGACTCCTCGGTGCTGCTATCGGTAAGGCAATGATTGAGAACATCTCTACTAATACTGCTAAGCTTCTGACTAAGAAGGCTTCTAACGGCCTGAGTAGAAGACAGGAGAAGAAGTTAATTAGGTATCAAAACCAGTTAGCTGAAATGGGAATCAACCCTAACACCGCGATAGATCCACGTGCCCCTAAGCCTGCCCTCGCTATCTCTCAAGAAGAGATGCTACGGGGATCACAGTGGTTCTCTAACACTGTAAACTTCCAGGCAAGTAAAGCTCATAAACCTTTACTCTCTCAGAGTCCTTGGGCTAAAGCATTCTATATGTTTAAGAGCTACTCTCTCTGGCAAGCAGGATTTATTAAGAAGAATATTGTAGAACCTATTATACGTGAGGGTGATATCAAGCCATTAATCGTAATGGGTGCTATAGGATACGTAGGTGCCCCTCGTGACATGCTCAGTAAGTGGATCTCAGGTGACTGGGAAGAGTATGAACTCGTATCCGCAGCTGGATACCTAGGTGCCTATATGAACGCTGGTGGTGCAGGTATTGCTGGTGACGTGGTTAAAGAGGTATTTAGCGGAAGATCCGGCGGAGCTGGAAGGATGATCACAGGACCCATTATCAATGATATGTGGAAGTTCGGTGAAGGCGCTGCTAAGAGTGCAATGGCAAGTATAGACGAAGGTAGTCTTAATCTAGATGACTTTGGTCGTGCTGCCCTTAAAATAGCTGTACCAGGCGCATTCGCCACAGGTGCAGAAGAATATCTGTTTGACGATAGAACCCCTCAATATGTGCAAGATCTTCAGAACGTGGCAGAATAACACGAACTAAGGGTGCTGGAATGGATAATCAGAAGGAAATACTGAAGCTACTGAATCAAATAGCTGATGACAATAAAAAGAACAAGGAACAGCACAATATAGAGCATGAATATCTTCGTGTTCTAATCGAAGAACATAAAGCTGAGAAGGAACTCAAGCAATTGTTAAAAGAGAAGATTATCACTGGGTCCTTTCGAGCCCTCATTTTAGCCTCACTACTCTTTTTCGGATACAGTGTACGAGATTTAATACTAGCCTGATCACTTTCTTACAGATACAAAAAAGCCCCAGCATCCTCTATGGACGTTGGGGCTTTTTCGTTTCTACAGTGTCCCAATCGGGACGGATTACTTAAGACATGTCGGGGGTTATACTTAACAACCCAGTACTATCTGTACCACATTCAGGCCTATGATCACGACTAAACATTGCTCTATAAAGCTATAGTCTCGTAAGGTCTTACGGGGTACTTTTTTAGCAACCTTGGCATTGGCTACTTTAGTAGTCTTCGGTTTTACTGCTGCCATGTTATTCACCTACTTCTATTGTCTCTATTACAAACGAACCAATCTTAGAATCAATCAGGTCACGTACACGCACGAGAGCATCACGTTGATCTACACCCACTTCACCTAGTACTGCTTCAAACTCACTTATTAGTGCTTCCATTATCGTCTTCCTTATTAAGTTGTAATACTGTCTCTGTATCCAGAGGTTCTAAAGAGCCTAGTAGCTCAATAAGTTCTTCTACTTCATTCTTACTGTACTCAGAAGGGTCAGCGAGTGCTGATAATTCCTGTAGAGTATCCTTTATTTGATTAACCTCTAAGGTCGTTATCAAGTTGAACATGTTTGTTACTCTACTTGAGAGCCGCATCGGCTGTGGTATTCTTGACCGTCGATGAAGACTACATCGTGATCATTGAAAGCGATCTCTCTATCACACCAGGGACAAAAACCCATAACCTTACTCCTCTAACCATTCCAATGGAACCTTACGGTCCGCGTATTGCCATGTAACCCCTTTGAAGTCACCACGGCCTTTGCCATTACAGATGTCAGCATAGCAGGCCTTACTGCCTTTCCTGATTCTGTTCTTTGAGTTAGAGAAGACAAATCTAATATCCAACTCAGGCCTAAGTAGCCTGATGAGGAGATGTTTAAGTCTATCATTGTAGACCCAGATACCTTTACACTCGATTATGATCTCTTTCCCGCTACGTGTACGGACATAGAAGTCCGGCAGGTATGTACACTGTTTAGCAGGAACTATATACTTAAGCTTCCCCCACTTAGGTTCAAAATCATAGTCTATATTATTCTGGTCTAGTATCTTAGCGTTGTCTTCTTCTAACTTACTTCTGAAGCTAGGTTGCTTCTTTTTCATCATTTGATCCGTCTCTATTACTGCTCTGTAGAGGGAGTCAAAACTGGAGGTTTCCATATCTCGTCCTCAAACTCTCGCATCCACAAGAGGATAGCGTTCTCTGTCAGGAACTGTTCTGCATAGCTCCCGAACCTTTTCTTATACTCTAATAGTACCGCACTATACATATCATATACGGTATCGTAAGTATCAATGCGCTTAACATGAGAGCTGGACTTCCCAACACCAAAGAGGCCTGGGATGTTATCAACAGTATCACCAGTAAGTAGTTGCTTGTAAAAACACCTTTGACCGCCGATCTTATCTTGGAACCACATGTTCTTTTCAACTTGCTTCCCCGCTCCCCAGTTGTAATGGTAACCAGGTACCATGTCTAGATCTTTGTCTCTTGTAGCTATGACAGTGTGACAGTCGCTTGGTTCCTTCCCTAGCAACTTATATTGCTCAATGGACATGGCATCGTCAGCTTCCTGACCGTAACACATGATAGCGCCTCTATATTCCACTAGGAAGGATCTTATCCTGTCATAGTGGTGAGGCTTCTCTGACACTCTCTGGCCCTTATAAGGCCTTATAGTGGCTATGTCGTACCGGAAGTTAGACTTGTCTGAGCTGGTCAGATAACCTTGGTAACAATCAGCTCCAGTAGCCTCTAAGATCTTGTCTATACGTCCTTGCAGTCTTGCTTGGACTAGAGGCCAGGCTAGTGGTCGATACTCTGCATCTGAACAGTTACCGAACTCGTAGGAAAAGATGTCGAAGTCTATTAGTGCTTTCACCTTCTCTCCCCACATTTTCTACATAAGCTATCTTTTATCGTATTCTTAGTGTAGCAGTCATCGCAGATCCAGAATGCGTTCATCCGTAGACTCCAGACTCCGCTCGTTGCTCATCTTGAGACAGCTCATACTCTACAAAGTCAGATCTATCAACAGGCTCCTGTACACATACAGTATAGTGAGTGTTATCTGAATACTTTAACCAGATCTTATTATATGTCATAATTCTTCTCCACACCATTGGCAGATAGTTTGATGATCATAGTTAGAACGTCTACAGTGAGGGCAAAAAATGATATCGTTAGAGTACATCTAGCTATCCTCTTGTCTGATTTCTTCTTCAACAGTACAAACATCATCGCGACAATAAGCTGGACAGTCTTCTGTCTGCTTGCCTGGATAGTGGATGGGACAGTAATCCCACCCCTTATTAGCATACCAGCAAGAGTCACAGTCACTCATTAGAATGCACCTTGAAGCGCTACCTGTTTGAAAAGTTCAGTCTCTTCGAAGTTTAATGCTTCCTTGATACGCTTCTGCTTGAACTCTGGGAAGGTCTCCCACAAGTCCATATCAGGATCATCCATGTCGAAGGTAAAGGTATCATTAACTAGGGCTGGAATATCCATGCCTACTGGGATGCCTGTGACTGCACCTTGACCAGCTACCTTAGGATACCCACCAGAGTTGATAGACACAGTAACCATACAAGGCTTACCAATCAACTTAGACACGTCAGTATCAACAGGAGACTCAGGTGTCAGTGCTGCAACACGAGCCATCATGGTAGCGATGAAACCGCCTGGCTTATCTGGTACGAAGTCATTATTCTTAAACTGCTCAGATACCCAGTGTGGACGTCCGTCTGCCATAAGAGAGTTGACTAACTCATATGTGAATTCCATCTTAAAGGTAGACTCGATCTCTTTACCTTCGTATACAAACCCTGGCTGATGACCTAAATCTGTAATACCGACTAGGCGTGCCATATGCGTGCCAGCAGTTGGATGATCCGCTGTACTGGCTGATTTACTACTTCTTGCTATTAAGCTCATACTATATCCTCAATTTTCATATGTCTTTTTCGCCCTTAATAATTATAGGGTCTGATTTCTCTTTAGAGCATACAGGACACGCTTCTTTGTATCCGTACCATTCAGCTCCGCATGTTACACATCCGTATTGCATGGTGAGTTCCTCATATTCTAGTGACATCCCATTAATGCGTCTCCGCTAGATTCATACCCACCTTAGCTTCTGCGTCAAGTGATATGTTTAGGTTGAAGTGCTCGCCTGCTGTTACAATTGATTTGACTGCTAACTTACTGTAAAGTTCAACATCTTTCGGTAAAACCTCAGATTGTCCTTCATCGTGCATATCAAGCACCTTATGTGCTGTAATATCGTTAGCTGCTACGTCGTCCCATAGTTCGATACAAGACTGTTTCATTACTATGGCTCCAGAGTGTTGGAGAAGAGTATTAAGTGCCTTGTGGGCCATTACACGGCCGTCAGGACCCCTTCTCATCATTACTTTGCGACCGTCCAGACCTCTGAGCCAGCCTTTGCTACTTGCGCGCTTAACTCGTTTGATAAGTTTTTCAAGGTTAGGGATAGCGTCGAGAAACTTTCCTCTAATCTCTTTTCCGTCATTGGCAGATCCTCCAATAATCGATCCGAGTTTTGCATCCCCTGCACCATAGATGAATGCGTAGATAAAAGTCTTTGCAGCATCGCGGTTTGGAAGTCCAGCTGCTCGTTGGTTAAACTCATGGATATCTCCTGATAGGATTTCGTGGGTGTATTCAGCGTCGTTCATGTAGTGGGCTAACATCCTCAACTCTAAACCTGAGGCGTCGTGTCCAACCAGCTTGTAGTTTGGACGGGGTATGAACAAGGAACGCATCGCGGTACCGTAGGGAACATTCACCGAAGCCTTCGGGATGTTAACGACGGTAAAGTGTCTCATCCGTCCAGTATTTGTCCCACATGGATTCGCTCCAGCGGGTAAAGTCTGATTTGGTCTCAAGGACTTCAACCAGCCCTCTATCTGTGAGCGACGATGCCTGCATGTCAATCTCTCCTTCACTTTAGTAGGTAAGTTACCTTCGATACCATAGAAGTCTCCCTCTAGCTTAGGGGAGGTTCTATCTCCTGTCAGCTTAGAGTAGTTCCAGTTCTCCGGAACCCAGCCGTGTGATAGTAGGTAGTCCTTTACTTTTGCGACCGAACCAAGGTCAAAAGGGATAATATCAACACGAGTGAAAGGACCAGAACAATAACTAATGTCTTCCCGATAGCGCCTAGTATACTTACCAGTGCTTGTGAAAGGAGCCATAACAGTTGCTCCCCGCTGCTTGACTGTACTGGGAAGAGAGGGAACCAGCTCTCTATCAATTCCATCAATCTTGTGTGTAAGCTCTTCAATGAGGCTGTCAGCCGCTGGCTTATCAAAGTATATTCCATAATGCTCTTGCTCCGAGATTATCTTAGCGATCCTGTACTCTATGTCAAGAGCATCTTGCCACTCTTTTATCGGGGTCAGTTCAGAGGTAAGTGAATGATATGTGAGGACGTTGATTCCCACGTCTTCTTTGCAGCGATGTAACATATCGGGACTGAATACTGTCCAGTCCTCGTGTCCAGGTTTACCCTTGCCGACTCGATATCCCCAACATGCAAGGCTGTGAGGTCCACCCTTAGAGGTAAAACCAAATGGTTTGGGGCGATCTGGATTTGACAGACGCGACATAACCAGAGTGTCAGTGATTTTAACATCTTTACTTGGCTCCCAGCTCCATAGCTTCTTTAAGAGGGGTAGGTCGTAGTTCAGGATGTTGTGTCCGACTAATTCGGTCGCCTGATCCATAAAGGAGTACGTAGTTGTCTTGTTTAGTTCGCTTGTCCATTCGTACTTCTCCCCTGTATCTAAGTCCTCTGCACATATGCACCAGATCGTATCTGCTTCATCGTACAGCCCATTTGCTTCGAGGTCGAATACTAATCTTGACATGGCTTACCATCCCGCAAACCTCTTTGATAGGCTTGCTTCTCTAGCTCATGCACATCTGATAGAGACACATAGACATCGTCGTATTCGCCTTGGTAGTCAGTACCTAAGAAGATGTGATCATTATTATTACTCATCAGGTGTACCTCGTGAATCCGCACTTAGTGCAATATACTTTATATGACAGTCTTTCCAGACTTAAGTTCCCGCATTCGCAATAAGTAGTCATCTTTACTCTCCCCAGGCTCTTGGTAGGGCCATCTGCTTAGTATCTTACTATTGTCTTCTGGACGTCTTGCTGTACCTTTACCGCCGTGCCATTGTCCTCTCATTATCCAGGAGACTCCTCATTGTTGATATAGTCATAAGACCATCCGCAGTTATTGCACCAGTCGCAGTGAGTACTAGACTGTATATCTGGGTTGTTGCAACACGCTACACCGTATCCTGAATCACTCATCGGTTATCTCCTGAGCCTTTGATGACATCCCGCTCTTTACGGTCTGTAAGCTTCTCTATGTTCATCTGAGCAGCTTGAGAGAGGCTAAGGCCCTGAGTGTCTAAGCATGCTGTGAGTTGCCAGAGGACGTCTCCAGCCTCTTTAAGGACATCGTCAGTAGATACGCTGTCATAGTCACCACGGTAGAGCTTAGCAAATAGTCTAAGGAACTCTCCCACTTCTTCGGGTAAGCCTAGAAATGGGTAGACCTCATGCTTGAAATCAGCAAACTTCATAGCATCTATTTGGTACTGTTCTAAATCATTCATTTCTTAATTTGCCTATAGTTAGCCGGCTCTATAGTAGAGAGCATTCGTCCAGTTGTCTCATCGAACTTAAGGAAGCCAGCGCTACCTGTACGTCCAGTGAAGCGACACTTGAGGACTGTGAGTTCTGTAGTATTAGCACAGTGTATATCAGGGTGTTGTTGATTGCGGGACAGACCTATAACGTCCCAGGAGAGTTGCTTGATCGAGGCTGAGCCCCGCAAGTCATCTAAGGTAGGAGTGGCTCCCTCTTCGAACGATCGTCTAGAGGAGTCACTTTTCTTGAGATGCACCACCAAGAAGATGATTACACCAGTCTCTTTCACTAGCTTAGCTAGCTTAGTCATTATGGTATCTATTCTTTCTCTTTCCCCACCATCGCTTGCAAACTCAGAAACAATGATAGAAAGATGATCGAGGAAGATGATATTATGTCCGGTAGAGGTAAAGTAACGGAGTTTACTGAAAAGAGTATCGTCATCCATACCACCAAAGAAATCGTAGAGGGTAAAACGACCAGAACTAAATATCTCATCAAAGGCCTGCTTCTCAACTTCTGGAGTAACTTTAACATCTGGGAGGGTTATCCTTTTATTAAGGTGTAAAGACAGCATGCCACCAATAGTATCCCCTACGTCCTCCTCTAGTGCTATGTCAGCAATCTTGAAGTCGGTTGTTTGATAGTAGTGGTACTTGAGCTCTCGAAGGAACTGTGTCTTACCACAGCCTGAGCCAGAGGTGACTGTAATGATGGAGCCAGGCCTGCAACCGTATGTTTTCTCGGTTAATCCTGACATGGTGGAGGGGTATGGGTGACAGACAGAGTTGTTAGAGTCCTTATAGCGACTCCAGCAATCTCCTGCATCAAGGATGCCATCTGGTTGATACTTCTTAGCATTAGTGAGGACAGCCCATTTAAGGTCAGTGCCCTTACCTTTGACAAGCATCTCGTTAGGATCTTTCTCAGTGAACTTAGCAACGAAGACTTTACCAGCTAAGACTTTACAGACTTCTTGTGTTGCTTGCTTGCCAGGAGAATCCTGATCAAAACAAAGAACAATTTCATCGTAGCCGTCGATGAGATCCATATTTTCTGAGATGCTTCTAACCGCACTGCTGGACCCATGTGGGAGTGATACCACAGATGGTTCCCATGATATATTAGACTGTTCTTTAAGGACTTGGTATAGGGATAAGGCATCTAATTCGCCTTCAGTTATGAATAGTTTCTTTCCGGTGGGGTTTACAACGTTAGCTCCGAATAGTTCGACGTTCTTACAGTCGCCGATGGAGCGGAATGATTTGTCTGAACAGACACGTTGTTTAAATCCTGTTATGTCGCGATTCTTGGACATAGGATAGAGATGGAAGATAGGGGTTGACCCGTCTCTAGAGTCAAGCCCCACTCTTACACCATACCTCTCACAAGAAGCATGAGAGATACCCCTGCCGCTAAGTTCACGAACAGGGTGGTGTAAACATTCGTCAGTACTACTGATACTCAGTACATGAGACGGACCTCGAACAGTAGGTGTTTTCTTATGCTCAGTATTACTTCCCTCAACAGTGTTACTGCCCCGTTGATACGGGTCGTGGAAGTACTTACCACAAGAAAAACAGTGTGCATTATCGCCAGAACCATTCTCCCCTTCATAGATCTTATAGCCGCTTCTGCTGCCACAGTCGGGGTTCGGACACACATTAGATTCTAGTACCTTTCCCACAGCTGGTTCTCCTCATGTAGTTATTCTTCTTCTTCTACATAAGACTATGGGAATCAACACAAGTTCAATTCAATACACAAATATAACAGTATAATGTAACTATACCTTACTAAGTATTCGCAAGGATGCCACGTTGCAGTCTTTACTCCTAACACGGTGATGCTTTCTTAGGGAGATCGTAAAAAGACTACCAACCAAGCCTACAGAGGAAAGTATAGGAGGTAAGAGGATAAGTTTAGGATAGAAGTCTCTACCTTTGTTATCCTTTTCTCTATTGGACAACTTATTTCGTGTTTAGTTTCATCAACATGTATAGTTTTCATATGTATTCTCCTGTTAGATAGTACATAGATTACTTCCAGTCAATTACGACCGAGGGTACGATCTGGTCGACAGTTCCTTTAAACATAGGTGAGGTAAGCTCGATAACTTGACCTTCCAGACATATGCTATGATATTGACCTGCATGCTTAATTGCAAGGTGTATAAACTCCTTACATACTTCATCTAGCTTGGGGTTATACATAATGTAACCCTCCTACTTAGCTCTTAACAGACTGTACTTTAAGATGAGACTCTTTGTGTAAATCCCACCTTAGCGTACAGCCTGAGAGTACTAAGAAGTAATACAGGTATTACGCTTAACTATGCAGTACGAAATCCTTCGCAACTGCAAACAGGGCCGCAAAGAAGGCTGCGACTTTAGTCACAATACCTTTCAGTGCAGGCCATACCCATGGTAACTTTGCATTGACCATTACTAGTAATGCCGACGTACCATAGCTACGTGCAGAGGACACTGTGTCTACTGCGACGTGTTCGGCTGTATAGCCTTTGTAACGTAAGCAGCCCCATGCAAACTTAAACCATGCAATGGTACCGAAACGCAACCTCTTCTCTTCTTCTTCGGGCATATCAACCTCTAATGATATACATTAACTTGCGGATCTCCGTTGAGCAAGTGTTCAAACTTAGCTCGACGGGTCTTGAGGTATTCATTATGGTAATATCTACCCATAACAAACACCATAGTGCCTTTCCACGCATATGCGAAAGGGTAACTCAGGTTTGGAAACATGTATTCTCCTGGAGGGGGTTAGTTATCCTACCTTAATTGGCGTTTAAGGCAAGCTTGGCCTTCAGGTGTGTGTATTATCCGTCACCTTCATTTGAGGAGCTATTCCGGTTATCAGCTCCTCGTTCCCTTGTACCAGTGCGCTTAGGTACAGTGGTATTCATACACTTACTCCTGTGAGACGAGTACTAGCTTAATGAGATACGTTCTCATCAGTGGTTCCGTCGTCATCTTCGAAGCAATCAGCTTCCGTAAACAGCTCGTACTTTAACATGACTTTAGCAATCTCAACATTCTGCTTGTCCACTGGAATTGAACGTAATACCTCGTCGCATTCTGACAAGAGAGCAGTCGTATCACACTTAAAAGTTGGATACAAGCTGAGGAAGTCATTCTTAGCTGCTAACTTCACGGCGTAGTGCTGCATATAAGCCTCCTTTGGAGGAATACGGCTATAAATTAAGACGCTCCCCTAGAGTGAAATCAGTCATACGTGCGGACACATGGTCGAAGAAACCCACTATTTCATCACCAATAAACACAGGCACGGTACCTGAAGGGCACCGCTGGAGACAGGCGTTACGGACAATAGATGCCATCACTTCCTCCTCTGTCTGCTTGGGATTAGATTCATCTACACCCAGAGGACTGGGGGACGTAAGAACAATTGACTTGCTCCCGACTTCCGACCCGACCTTAGGCGCATTGATAGTAGTCGGCGTTAAGGGTTCCGACTTGTGACGATCAATGTTAAACCAAGCACCTGCACTCAGACACAAGGTAACAATTACCGCCAGACCAAAGTATTTCTCAATGAAAAGCTTCAATTGAGATCTCCTTCATGACATTACATTTAGGATGAAGCCTAAGGCCCTCTATTCTAACCTCTCTAGTGGACCCGCTACAGTCCTATTACACCTTAACCCCAGACTGCTGGGAAGATATAAGCCCTTGGTGGTAGGCAGGCATACCCGTTGAGAGGTTAGGGATGAAGACCCTAGACTTCGTGTGGTAGTACATTTATAACCTGCCATGTCCTCATGCAGGGCCTTTCAGAGCTATGCACAGTTCGTTTGTGACAGATGTGATTACAAGCAACGGTTTTAAAGTACAGGTACTACGCAAGTAATCAGGTAGTCCTCAACCTATTGGTGTTAGGTTGGTTAGTAGTGAGTATAACCTCTACAGGTACTAGGGAAACGCTCAGCCCTAGTTCTGGCAATCTCTATTTTAAGTACCACAGGGCTTAAAGATGCTACTTAGATTGGAATCCATGTAGGGCAATCATCTTAGGATGTGACACTGCCCAGCTTACATACTAGCTGGTGCATTTCTTACCTACCATATCTCTGGCAGCTACCGATAGCTACCCAGCATTAGCGGGGTCAAGGAGTTGAACCTTGCTACTCAGAGGTGGAATGGCTGGCGTCGAACTTCAACTCTTGCAGTTGAACCTCAGCAGAGGCTTTAAGAGGCGTCACCTCACCAGTAGAGGACGAGTCAGTAGACGGCTGCTCATCAATGATGGTAGTCTCTGATCCAGCCTTGGGACTGACCTCAGAGACGTCATCTATTCTCTCTCGAGAGACCGCCGGCTCTCGTTCTTTCTCAGCGTGGCAGGCTGTTGCTCGAGCAACTACCTCACTCTTCTGGCCTACTGGGAAAGCCTTATTGATCGCTTTCTTACCCATCAACACAGTGGCATTGTGAAGATGGTCAAACAAGAAAGCTACCCCTAGGAGGAGCATCCCGCTCCCATACAACAGGTAGCTGGGGGCATTGCCCGCCATCTCTTCGAGAGCTACCTTTACACTATTACTTTTACTCATTACACGTCACTCCTTTCATCAGTTACACCACGGTAGGACACTATTGCGAATGCCCTACGATTGTGTTACTATTCCTCCCATTCCGACCCATTCATCATGCTACGGATAATACCTCCCAGCATCTCCTTAAAGAGGCAGAGCTCCTCAGTGGTGAGGTTAAGGACAATAGGGACGAACTCGCCATCCTTATTCTCAAACATCACCAGTGCAGGGCCTTCAGGTTTAGCATCGTCTCTAAGATGCTTAATAAGATGCTCGATATTATGATTACCACCAAACACCCCAGGTACTACGCCACCACCTTCTGTATCTTCAGCCATTAACCTTTCTCCGTAAAGAAGTGTAAGAACGCAAATAGTAATAGATCAGAACTGATAAGCACCGTCGTAACGATGATATCAAAGTTCTCCTTCTTAAACTCTAACATCCCTGACATATAGAGAAGGACAAAGCTAGCATTCAGCATGAGCGCTAGCATCGTAATCTGTATTGCCTTAGTTTTAACACGACACATTGTATGGTCTTCCCTCTCCATACTCTGACCCTTGCCTTTATTACGCAGTGTGGTCATACCTCACCTCCTCACCTTTAGGCTGCTGCTTTTTCCAGTTCGTTAATAGTATCGTTCAGAAGTTCCGTATTGACTATTCTAGAACCACAGTTGCAACAGTCACCATCGGAATCTAACCCACCATTAATGAGATCTTCCTCACACTCAAAGCACTCCTTCTCAAACTCACCCATACCACACAGCACCTTGACAGCAGCACTTAAGAACTTCTCACGCTTAAAGCGACGATGATTCTCGTAGATACTCTGTGTATGATCGTCATCATCGTAGATATTGAAACAGTTAGAAGTCTTGAGCTTGATCAATGTGTCGAGCGACACCAACGCAGTCAGGGTACGTAGTCGAGGTCGGTGGAAGATAGTGAATTCATCATCTACGGATGTCGTCCCCTGCGCAGCCTCTATCAAGCTTTCAGCATCAGTGTATGTCGGGTCACCCATACCGATAGAGCGGCCTGGCTTAAACCCGTTAGGTAGCTCAGTAATAGTATTTTCAAGATCCTTACCTAGAACAGCTTCAATACCTTTCATCAACTTCTTCATATCAACACCGAACTTAGGTGCGAATATGACATGATGAATATGTGCGGGAAGGTCAGAGCTGCGCTTCTTCTTAAAGAAGTTCACGCTGCCCATCGTAGCCCCGAAGATTGCTACCTTCGGGAGAAAAAGAATTAAATTTAACATAATAGCCTTACCTCTCTTCACTTAAGAAAAAGATGTGATCGCCCACTCTACCGGCAATACCTAACGTCTCACCCCACGACACAGTGTGTGTATTCCACAGGTTCCATGTCATGTAGTTAGTTGCACCACCGGTGCGGTCGAGAGGTTGCTGATGGTAGTACCACGTAACGTGAAACATAGCCTCTTCAAGGGCCATGCGGTCAGCAGTGTTGTGTATACGGCCTTTAAGGTAGCCGTACCACTCTGCTGGATCTTCTGGCATCCACGACTTTGCGGAGTTATACCAGCTGAACTGTAAGCGTTGCTTGACCACACCGCAGTATGTATCAGGCCACCGCTTACTTCTTACACGGTTACGTACCACATCTAATACCCAACGTTGTCCTAGTACAGATTGATCACGTGCCTCGTAGTATATGTTAACTGCTTGGCACATAATTTCTGCATTGTCGAACGGTGTTGGGGGACGTAAGACTAGCTGGCCTTTGGGAGCTCAGTTGCCTCAGTATCGGTGGAAACGATATCACGATACTTATCCTGCACATCCTTGATGAAGGTGCGGATATAGACCGTAACACGGGTCAGACCACTAACTTCATCAGTTTCAGTCTGTACTGTTATCGCTGCTGGTGCAATGACCTCAGCACTGGCTACTTCTTCTCCTGCATTAGCACGATCAACCAGCGTTAGCAATAGTAACGTAGCCAATGCGATGTAGCACACTTTCTTACAGAGAGCTGCAGTTTGATCAAATAACTTTTCCATGATTATATACCTTTAGTCGATAGCGAAGATGCTACC